TCAATCACCACTCAAGCAGGGGCAAGACATGTTGAAGAAGAACCAGCCGGTAAAACTGAAAGAAGGCTCGACCATGTGGACGGTCTATCAATCAATCAGCAACGGAAACCACTCGCAATCGCAGATTCTGGTGAACACAGCTATCCGATTGGGAAGGGTGCGCAGTGCTTTGCACAACTTGAAGTTCGTAGGAATGATTGACTTGGTGGAAGTAGATGGCCGCACACGCTATTACTTGCCCGACCAAGTGAAGCCAAAGAATGCAGAAATTGGTAAAGCGGAAAACGTGACGCCCGCACAAACACTAGCGAAAAACAATATTTGGGCCACAAACTCAACACAAATTGAGAGGCTTCAACAGGTCGGAAGGCCCACGGTTGATAGGCCGGAGGTCATCAAGTGGCGTCCAAAGTCACCAGAGGCCAGAAACAAGTATCTGGAGATGGGCGGGAGCCGGTGGCTAGATCGGATCATGGAAGGGTTGACGTCATGAAGCCGCATCTGTTCAGGATGAGCATCACCATGTATGAAGAGGGCCGCACTTTGTCTGGTTGGTGCTGCACCGTTAAGGATAGGCGAGCCGGTCATGTCCACGGCTATGGGAAGTCTGCGACAGAGGCTTATGAAAGTTGCCTGCAATCACTTGCAAACATTAGGCGGCTGATGGCTAGTGAAACAAAGGGGAAGAAATCATTGTTTGATGCTTTTCTTTCGCTGTGGCCGCTTTACCACTTTGGAAAATAAGACCCGCAGAGCGCATCAGACACACCGATGCTTATAGCTAAGTGATGACGCTCTGCAACTAACACGCCGATCATTCGCTGAAATACGGCAGCGCCCAACACGGCTAAATGTTGGGATACATCCGAGCAATTCCCAATGCTCAACCGTTGAATGTGGAGAAGGGCAGAAGCGCAGCCGCAAGGTCAAGACCCAATGCGCTCCATTCATGAAGTAAGCCGCTTGGTATCAATTTACGTTGATGCAGCTAAAGGACAGGCGGCTTACTTGATGGCGACCTATTAAGTATGCGGACTAGACCGCTCCTCAAAGTGGCGAGGAGTAGCCCAACCCGACGGGGTATCTCTACTAGTCCGCATTCTTAATGGAGGCCACATGCTGCCAAAGCAGGGAACGTTAGAGCGTGTCTTTCTTGACAAACTCTTAGAGAGTAGGGATGGAGTCACATTCCTTGATCTTGAGGGAACCGGAATTACAGAGCAAAACATTGAGCAGATAGCTGAGAACCTTAGAACTGGTATGTACGAGTCTGAGGGAGATCATCTGCTTAAGTTTGACGCCTAGCCGTCATCAATTTATCAACCGTGAACACCCGTAAGGACTCACATGCAAGACAAACTAGCCAAGGCTCTGCACTTCATCTGGCCTCACCAAGCAATATCTGAAGAAGCCGCGCAGCAGATCGCAAAGCAAGCGATTGAACGAGCTGGAGAGGGTAGCGGAGCTGATTACGCCTACCGTGTGGCTTCTATCGCCCAAGCCTTGAAGCAAAAGCATGTGGATGGGGTGAAGTGATGGCATTCAATCAAGTCGCTGCTGATGCTGTCTGTGCATTGCTAGAGGATGGCAAGAGTCTCCGCGCTGCGTGTAGAGAGCTAGAGCTAAGTCCGCGCACAATTCTTGATTGGACAAGGGCGAATGAAGCATTCTCCGCACAATACACGCGCGCAAGGGAGGTTGGCTACAAGCTGCTGGCCGACGAAATCATAGACATTGCCGACGAAAAAGAAGTGCAAGTGCGCTATGAAGGCGAAGACACGACGCTAGACCTTAGCCCGACAGCGATTGCCCGTAACCGCCTACGAGTGGACACCCGCAAGTGGATGCTCTCCAAGATGCTGCCCAAGATATACGGCGACAAGCTGGAGCTATCTGGCGACAAAGAGAACCCGCTGCAATTCAACATGAATATCCACTTTGACTGACCTAGACATTCGCTTTCCCAAGGCGGTGCAGTTCCTGTTCAAGCCTGCCCGTTACAAGGTGCTGCGCGGTGGCCGTGGCTCTGGTAAGTCGTGGACGGTTGCGCGTGCATTGCTTGTACTCTGCACACAAAAGCAACTCCGCATACTCTGCACCCGAGAGATACAGAAGAACATCCAGCAATCTGTCCACCAGCTATTGAGCGACCAGATAGAGGCAATGGGTCTATCTTCTGCGTTTGAGGTGCTGAACAGCGAGATACGAGGGCCGCACGGTTCGCAAATCTTCTTTAGTGGCTTGTCAGACATTACGGCGACTGGCCTCAAGTCGTTTGAGGGCGTGGATATTGTGTGGTGCGAAGAAGCCCAGGCTATCAGCGCCAAAAGCTGGAAGACGCTTATCCCGACGATTCGCAAAGAAGGTTCTGAAATCTGGGTGACGTACAACCCCGAACTAGAGACAGACCCGACACATCAGCAATTTGTGGTCAATCAACCGCCTGACTGCGTGTCTGTGCTGATGAACTGGACGGAAAACCCCTATTTTCCCGCTGTGCTGGCTGCTGAACGCGAACACGCACAGAAGACCATGAAGCCCGAGGAATACCGCAACGTGTGGGAAGGCGAGTGCTTGCCCGCTGTGACTGGTGCCATCTACTTTGAGGAAATGGCAGCGGCTGAACGTGATGGACGCATTCGTGATGTGCCTGCCGACCCATTGCTAAAGACGCACGCGATATGGGACTTGGGCTGGAACGACTCCATGTCCATCATTCTTGTGCAGCGCTCGGCATCTGAGCTGCGGATTGTGGATTACATCGAAGACAGCCATCGAACTCTTGACGACTACGTGCGCCAGCTAAAGAACATGCCGCTCAATTGGGGCACTCACTACCTGCCGCACGATGGGTTTACCAAAGACTTCAAGACCGGCAAGAGTGCGCAGGAAATCATGGAAGCGCTTGGCTGTGCTGTAGAGCAAACCCCGAACATGGAGATCGAAGCGGGGATTAAAGCGGCACGGATGACGTTTAACCGCATCTACTTCGACAAGACTAAGGCCGCACGGCTGATTGAGTGCTTGAAGCGCTATCGACGCCACATCAACAAGCAGACGCTGGAGGCATCCGGCCCACTGCACGACGAGTACAGCCACGGTGCTGACGCCTTCCGATATGCCGCCATCGTTGCCGACAGTCTGAGCAACAGCAACGGAAGCATGAAGCCGATTGCGTACAAGCGCAGGTATGTGACCTGATACCTTGTGAGACGGCATGACACACCATGCCGCTTTACCACTTCTGACAATAGGCCAAACGCTGTGATAGCGCTGGAGAACCTATGTCTAAGAAGATGGACGACGACGAGCTGCTTGAGATATTGCAGCGCAAGGAAAACGCCGCAGGGCATTACGTGCATGGGCAGCTTGGCTCGGAGCGTGAGCAGTCGGCGCGTGAGTATTTCCGCATGCCTTACGGCACTGAGCAGGAGGGGTGGAGCGATGTTGTCGCCTCTGACGTCCAAGATTCGATTGAGTGGATTCTTCCCCAGCTACTCAACACTTTCACCAGCACGGACAAAGCAGTAGCCTTTGAGCCTACCAAGGCCGAAGAAGTGAAGGGCGCAGAGCAAGCGACGGATGCCTGCAACTATGTGTTCTACAAGCAGAACAACGGCTTCCTCGTCCTGTACACCGCCATCAAAGACGCTCTGACGGTGAAGAACTGCGCTGTTCATTGGCGTAAAGAGACGCAGGAAGTCGTTAACAGCTATCCATTCAAGGGCGCATCAGAGGAAATGCTTGCCATGCTCTTGCAAGAGGGCGGCGAGATTGAATCGGCCAATCCTGAGCAAGCGATGGGGCCTGATGGCACTCCCTTGGTCAATCCTATGCCTGATGGCATGGGTGGCGTGCTTCTCCAGCCGGTTACGCACTACACCGGACGGATTAAAAAGACCGAGAGCCGCACGATTTGCAAGGTTGATGCATTCAACCCCGCGCATTTGCTCATTCAGCGCGATTGGCACTCTCCATTGCTGCAAGACTGCCCTTATGTCGCACGATTGATGCTGGTGAGCCTGTCTGAGTTGCAACAGATGGGCTTCAAAGACGTAGAAGCCGACGACCTCCGCGCTTCTGACGTGATGAGCGACGGTGTTGGCAGCGAAAACCGCCTGATGCGGGTAGATCGCCAGGACACGACCTACCGCGAAGACTTGGCAGACCGCGACAACGAAGATGATTCGATGGCGCTGGGCTGGCTACGCATTGAGTACGCCCTGATGGACGTAGACGGCGACGGCGTGGCAGAACGTGTGTGCGTGTACCGCTTGCGCGACAAGATTTTGAAAAGCGAAGTCTGCTCGCATGTGCCGATTGCCACGACTTCCCCCATTCTGAACCCGCACCGCTGGGACGGCATGAGCATTGCTGACTTGGTGCGCGACATTCAGAAGCTGCACACCGAG